GTACTCGTGAATCACGTTGCTGATTTAGACCGCAAGATTAGTTCTGCACAGTTCAATCTTGACCAGTTGCAAGTGGGTCGTGACGCATTTATGAAGATGCTGACTGATGACTTGTCGGCTGAAGAATCAGCAGAAACTGAGGCTGCATAATGAGAAAGTATTACAAGTCAGGCGGGCGAGTTGAGAAGTCTAAAATGGCTTGTAATAAGCCTAAACGGACTCCGAGCCACCCTAAAAAATCACACGTTGTAAAGGCGTGTGAGGGTGGTAAGGAAAAAGTTATTCGTTTCGGTGAGCAAGGCGCTAAAACCGCTGGCAAGCCAAAGAAAGGCGAATCAGCTCGTATGAAAGCTAAGCGCAAATCATTTAAAGCTCGTCATGCTAAGAACATCGCTAAGGGTAAAATGTCAGCCGCATATTGGGCGGATAAGGCTAAATGGTAGTACAAAATGACTACTAAAGACATTCACGATTTAGATAAGGACTTGGCTGTTTTGCAGAAAGAAGTTGATACACAGTTCAAAGAAATCTTTACCCGAATCAAGCGCCTTGAAACCATTATGATTGGTACATCAGGCACTATTATTCTGTTGCTACTGAAGATGTTATCGGAGAGATAAATGACTCCAGCTGCCCGCCTATATTTACTCTTTGTATCTCTCTTATTCGGCGGCTTGTTAGCTGCACTGCTAATGCTCTTATTCCCTGCTACAGCTTACGCGGCAGACCCTATTGTTACTGAATCAACTAGTACGGTGACTACAAATGGCTCGCAAACTACCACGGTCAAATCACCTCCGCCTTCAGCAATTGCTCCTCAATTCTCAGCTGGAAATAACTCAGATTTATGCACCATCGGTGCTACAGGAGCTGTGCAAACTCAAATACTCGGCATCTCCGTTGGATCGACCTTTACCGAAGAAAATTGTATCCGTCTGAAAAACGCTAAAACGCTCTACGATATGGGCATGAAGGTAGCGGCGGTCTCGGTGATGTGCCAAGACAAGAAAGTGTTTGATGCCATGATGGATGCTGGTACTCCATGTCCGTATCAAGGGCTTATCGGTAATGAGGCTAAAGCTGCATGGCAAGCGCATACTGACAAACAACCTGAAGAAGGGGTAAGTGATGAACCGACAGCTGAAGACAAGCGCAATCAAGCTCTTGGCATTATCGGCAGCGTGTTTGGCGCAGCCCTCTTATTCTGAATATGAGTTTGGATACACTGATAACGCTGCTGTGGGGGGTAGCACTTGGGGGATGTCTAGTTCTCTTTTTCCTGTTCCTTCAGTACAGGGAGTGGACATCAACGGTGTCTTCTACCGATATACAGCTGTCAAAGATGCCGGAGACCCATATACCGTCAGTGTCCAGAATCAGGCAGCCAATCAAAGTGGATATATATTCCGGTCAACAGATGATTGGTCGGGGGGAAGTGGTGGAACGATCCAAAAATTCATACCGCTGCCATATTCGCCGTTGGGAGACTGGGGCGATGGAGAAATTGAACAGGTGGGTATAGGTCGTGTGGAAGAACCTATTGTGCTTTATTCTTATCGGTATGATCCTAGCAGGGTGCAGCAACCCCAAGAAGCCTACGACTTTAGTCAAGTTGCCACTTATGACGCCCTTAGTGACGGTTACGTCACAGCAGCGTTAGAGCCTACAGACCCAAGTTTGTATGAGGATGACGAGGAACGTAATAAAGATGAAAAAGACGAAAAGGATGATGGTCGTCTAGAAAAAGCTCTGGCGGCTCAGGAAAACGCCCTGACACTAGCTGGAAACATCTCTCAGGCTTCTATTTTGCAGGCTATGAATACTGCAACAAATATGAACAGTTACTACGCTGCCCAGTTAAAAGGTGGTGTATATCAGGAAAGTGTTGTTTTAATTGACAAAAATATACCTGATAATCGAAGAGCGCTTCGCAGTTTGGGGCAGCAGAAACTTCATACAGATATGGTGAACCAACAGTACGGGAGATAGCCATGAGACTTATAGCTGCACTGCTAGTAGTAACACCGTGTATAGCTGGCGCGGTAGACGTACCTATTGAGGGTACAGTTCAATCACGTTGTACGATTGATACTGACACCGCAGGTGTTTACGGCAACCCTAACGCATACACATTGACCACAGCTGCGGCTGATGGTGGTGTCCAACCTATTACACGCTTTGATGTAACTTTGGCTGATGCTTATTACGCTCGTGTATCTCACCCAACCGCTTTTAGTACTTCGCCAACAGCAAATGCGACCGTGACGTTTACTGGCTCGACTGAAGTTAGCGCAGTTGGTGATGCAGGCATGTCAGGCTATGAAGCTGCTAAAACTACATTTGGAAATAGCACGCAGTTTGATTTAACTGTAGCGGGTTCGTTGTGGCTTAAAACTACTTCAGTAGCTACTAACGGCGGGGATAAAGCGTTTCCCGGCGGCACATATCGATCAGTTGTAGTAGCGGAATGTATCGCCAAGTAATCCTATGCACACTGCTGTTGTGTACGGCAGCTACTGCGCATGAGATGACACCGACGTACCCGAAGTGGGAGCCGTCGCATATGGAAGGTGTGTGGAAAACCACAATGGAGATGTTCAACAAACGTGACGATGTTGAGTGGTACGAGATTGGTGTGTTTGACGAGAACTGGAATCCAGTTAATTTCGTTACAAGCTATAGGCTGTTTAAGATGCCACATCTTAGCCGAGTAAAATTTGATGTTTATGTCGCTACACCTGACGTAGTAGTCGCTGAGTACATATGCTCAAAATCAAAATTACGGCTACTTAGTGAGCAAAAAACAATGGTAGCTACTCGCATATGTTCGAGGTTTAAATGATTCGATATGCGATCATTTATTGTTGTTGGTGGCTGCTACTGGTCATTGGTAGTGCTAAGGCAATTGCGGATAGCAGTAGCTCTTTAAACTTAGCCTTACCTAACATGGGGAGTACGTATGGATCAGACTCAATCAGGGCGGGCGACTTGGATTGTAAGAATTCAATCGGCGGTGCTACTAACTTTGAACTCGGTGTTACTAGCATTATTGATAACGCTGTCAGTCCGTTTAGTTCTGAAGATATTGCAAACCCAATGACTAAAGATGTTGGTTTGTACGCCCGGATAGTCATCCCATTGGATGCACCGAAAGAACGAATTAACTGTAATACGTTGTATCAGCTAGAATTACAGCGTAGACGAATAGAAGTGCAGAAGCTACAGCAAGAGCTAGATAACTTACGTAAGTTGCAGAAACAAGCATTTGAGAATTAGCAGTGTGATGCCGCATGCCAATAAGAAGATTTGGTTTGGTTAAATGAAAACACCACACTGCTGAGTTAACAGTACGCTGAATCGTGCTATTTGAATAGGCGCTAAAAACATAGACATGGCTGATCTTGGAGAAAAACTTGATGAAGTTGAAGGCTTGGCTGATAAGCGTCTCAGCCTATTTGGGCTGCGCTTTACACCTACTCAGCTTGGTCTTGGCTTCGGTCTTGTTTCCAGTGTTCTGGGTATGCTTTACGGCGGCTTCGTTACTTACCAAAAAGTTGAAGAGCTAGCGAGCCTAGACATTGGTGGCTACCAAGCACAGATGCAGCAGACTAGCGACAAGATTGAAACGCAAGAAAAACTGCTAGACTCAATCGAACAGAACCTACGTGACGCCAAGCAATTGACGTACGACATTGAGAAACGTGTAAACGATAAGGTCGTTTACTTTGAAGGCAAGATGGACAAGTTTGAAAGCAAAGTTGAAGAAACTAAAGCTGAGCTAGAAGAGCGAATCCAGAAAGCATTAGACAACCCACTGGCGAATTAATATGACTGAATTTGAAAAGATTGACCTTGATGGCGATGGCAACATCTCAAAAATGGAGATGGAGATTTATCTTGAGTCTAAGCGCCGTGAGATGGAGGACGAAGATGCGAAACGCGATCAGCAGCGCAAAATGGTCTGGTTTGCTCTTTTCGGTATGCTTTTATACCCACTATTCGTGTTTGGTACCGAAGCTATGGGGTTCAGTAATGCTAGTAGCGTAATAGGCGATATGGCTCCAACGTACTTCATGGCTGTGTCAGTTGTGGTTGGCGCGTTCTTCGGTGCCGATGCTTACGTAAAAGGCAAAGACAAAAAGGACGACAAGAAAGATGCGTAGCTACTACAAAAAAGGCGGCTCAGTTAAAGATGCGTGTTACCACAAGGTAAAAGCACAGTACAAAGTGTTTCCGTCTGCTTACGCATCTGGAGCAATAGCTAAATGCCGTAAGGCAAAGGCAGGTAAGAGTGGCGGTAAGAAAAACTAAGAAAGGGGCAGCGCTTAAGCGTTGGTTCAAAGAAGACTGGAAAGATGTACGTACGGGCAAAGCCTGTGGTCGTCAAGAAGGTGAAAAGCGTGGTACGCCATACTGCCGACCAACTAAACGAGTTTCTAGTAAAACTCCAAAAACTGCATCGGAGATGTCGTCAGCGGAGAAAAAAAGTCGTATTTCCCAGAAGAAGTCACTGGGTCAACCTGCGGGTAAGCCTAAACGCGTAGCTCCGCTCAAACGTAAAAAATCTGTGAGGAAGGGCAAATGATACCTATAGAACTGTTGACCATGGCTGGGGGCGCGACTCTCGGTGGGGTCTTTAAAATGATCGACAAAGCTCAGGAAGCAAAGAAAGCGCAGAATGAGATGATGATGAACATGATGAAGGCTAAGACTGAGCAAGCCGACGCCGCCTCTGAGCGAGCAACCAAAGCTGCTGATGCTGCCGCTGCTCGTGTTGGTAATGATCCGTTTGCCAAGATGACGCGTCGAATCTTTGTGTTGTCGATGATTGGCTTGGGCGCTTGGGCGATGATGGGGTCATTAACCGGTCTCGATATCGTTGTGCCAATTGAGAAGGAAACTGGATTTAACCTCTTGGGGCTGATCGATACTACTGGGACAACTACTGAGTTTGTCCGCCTTGAGAACGCTATAGTACATTTTGAGTGGCTTAAGATTTCTATCTTGGCAGCTGGCTCATTCTATCTAGGCAAGAGTTAATGCGTATATTAGGTGTCCTAGTAAGCCTAATCCTATTATCAGGATGCTCAAGCCTAAGATTTGGGCAAGAAGATCAAGGTTGTCCACCAGATTCTGACTCCGTTTGTATCGAGATAACTCGCGGTAAAGCGGCTATCAGGGCGGAAATTGAGCAGATGCTGATGCAGGATGAAGGTTTCAGCTCTATCCCCTACGCTGATAACGGTAACACAAGTATCGGATTTGGTAGGAATTTGACTACAAATGGCATTTCGCGTGGCGAAGCCTTATATTTAATGCAGAACGATCTGGATAACATCGAATTGGGGCTAAAACTAAGGTTCCCAGTTACGCAAGATTTAGACCGTGTTAGGTATTACGTAGTAGTCACAATGGCTTATACTATGGGCCTAAACAATCTGGCTGAGTTCAAAGATATGTGGACCGCGCTAGAACAAAGACAGTATGACCGTGCCGCACTCGCGATGTATATGAGCCAGTGGTGCAATCAAGTTAAACAAAATCGTTGTTCTAAACTAGCAACAATGATGGATACTGGAAGGTTTTAGTGATCGGAGAGCCAGATGCCTTTGATACCCCTCAAATTTAAACCCGGCATAAACCGCGACGTTACTAGCTATGCTGATGAAGGTGGTTGGTACGAGTGCGATAAAATTCGTTTTCGCCAAGGCTTGCCCGAAAAGATTGGTGGCTGGGCTAAATACAGTACCTACACATACACTGGTGTGTGTCGTAGCATGTTTAACTGGTTTACGTCTTACTCTGATGATTTATTAGCCTTAGGTACAAATGTTAAAGCCTACATAGAAGCCGGTGGCTCTATATACGACATTACCCCATTGCGCGAAACAACAGCTGCGGGCGATGTAACTTTTTCAGCAACCTCTGGCTCTAACGTAATAACAGTAAACGATACAGGTTCTAATACTGCTGTAGGCGATTATGTAACTTTTAGTGGCGCTGTATCTTTAGGCGGTACCATAACCGCTGCTATCTTAAACGCTGAACATATAGTCACTAATGCTGTTAGTGGTAACAGCTATGAAATAACCGTGTCAGCTACAGCTAATGCTTCTGATACGGGTAATGGTGGCGCAGCAGTTATTGGTTACTACCAAGTTCATGTTGGCGGTGCGTACGCAACTTATGGTTATGGTTGGTCTACTGGTGCATGGGGTCGTGGCACTTGGGGTTCAGGTTCATCTGTTCCACTAGTTTCATTAGGCCGCTACTGGTGGTTTGATAACTTCGATAATGACCTTGTGTTTTGTTATAACGATGGCTTTGTTGGCGAACCATACATATGGGAACGTGGCATTATAGGCAACCCGACTACTGCGCTTGGCAATCGTGGTGTGCCTTTATCTAGCTTAGCAGGTGCTAGTGATGTGCCAGATCAAGTTGGTCAGTTATTGGTGTCACAGAACGATAAGCACTTGTTAGCGTTTGGCGCTACTGTATATGGTGGTAGTGATTATGACCCACTGTTAATTCGTTGGGCCAACCAAGATGATCCTGCTAACTGGACACCTGAAGTAACTAACAGCGCGGGCTTTATACGCGTTGCTCGTGGTTCTGTAATTAAACGTGCGTTACCTACTCGTCAAGAAATACTTGTATGGACTGACACTGGCTTACACAGTTTACAGTTTACTGGCACATCTGATGTGTTTGCGTTGCAAGAACTTAACGGCAATATTTCGCTAATGGGTCCACGAGCTGTAGCAACAGCTAATAACCTTGTGTTCTGGATGGGGCATGACAAGTTTTATATCTATACAGGTCGTGTAGAAACTTTACCGTGTACGTTATGGAAGCATGTGTTTGATAACTTTAACCATGCAGGTCACGAGCAAGTAATTGCTGGTACTAACGAAGGGCATAATGAAGTTTGGTGGTTCTACCCAAGTAGTACCTCCGCTGAGAATGACTCTTATGTTGTGTACAACTACGTAGAGCGAATTTGGTATTACGGCTCTATTGAGCGCACCGCTTGGTTAGACTCTGGATTACGTGAGTATCCACAAGGTGTATCGGGCGGCTATATCTACAACCATGAAGATGGTTTAAACGCAGACGGTACTGCTATGGACTCATACATTGAGTCGGCTGTATTTGACCTCGGTGACGGCGATCAGTTTATGCTTACTCGTCGTATGCTACCGGATGTTAATTTCTATGGCTCTACGGCTACTACTCCAGAAGTAAACATCCAACTTAAAACTAGATCGTTTCCGGGTAACGGGCTTACACTAGAAGGTTCTGAGCGAGTAATTAACTCAACTGCTACAACGCATACTCCACAAGTTTATATGCGAGGCAGAGGTCGATCTGCTGCTGTACGTATTGAGTCTTCTACTTTAGGAACACAGTGGCAACTAGGTGTACCACGTTTAGACGCTAGACCGGATGGTAAGCGCTAATGCCATTTCTTAATGTAGCACCGCCGAACTTACCCCTGCCTACGGACGAATATGAGCGTTTTCAGCAGGATGCGATGGCTAATGTGCTACGCCTGTATTTCAACCGATTAAATGGTGATTTATCTAATTTATCGCAAAATTTGGGCGGTTCGCTTCTTAACATTCCTACCGCGTTGTACTACAGCACTAGCGACCAAACAGCCGCAGCTGTAGATACTGCCTACGCTATTACGTACAATCAGACGTATTTCCAAAATGGCCTAGAGCTAGACAGCAGCGCTACAGATAGTAAGATAACAGCAACTAAACCCGGAATTTACAATTTCCAGTTTACAGGACAGTTGCTTAGCTCTAATTCGAGCGCAAAAGAAGTACAAGTATGGATACGCAAGAATGGCACCAATATAGGGTATTCTGCGCGTATATTCACAATAGCGGTAAACAATAAGCACGCACCGCTTACGTGGAACTTTAATTTAGATTTAGCTGCGGATGATTACGTTCAGCTGATGTGGGGGACTGACGATACAGCGTTAAAGTTTGATGCTGAAGCCGCTTCCTCTCCATATCCGGGTCACGCATCTGCCGTTTTATCAGTTAATTTTGTATCGAGCCTAGAAGGGTTCGACATAGCTACAGCACCGTAAGGTAATAACTTATGAACATGGCACCTACAGCACAGGCACTTCAAGCACAAGGACGCGGCGATGACTCAATGCTCGTCCACATGACACCCGGCGAGGTGCGAGGCTTACAGGCACTAGCTGTAGCACACGGTGGCTCACTAACTATTAACCCACAAACCGGTCTTCCTGAAGCCGGTTTCTTATCATCTATCCTACCGATGGCAGCAGGCTTTGCGCTAGGTCCAGCGGGAGCGGGGTTATTTAGCTCTGCTTTAACTGCTGGCTTGGGTATAGGTGGTCTTACTGCGTTAATGACCGGCGATTTAGGTCAAGGCTTGATGGCGGGTTTAGGCGCATACGGCGGCGCTAACTTAGGTTCAGCATTATCTAGTGCGGGTGCATCAGGTTCACAAGCAGCGGTTAATGAAGCAACTACGCGTATGGCGTTAGAACAAGGTGGCAATCAAGCTGCTTTACAAGCTATAGATTTAACTGGTGGAACGCTAGGAACTACAGCAGATTTAGTAGGTGGCGCAGGTTCAGGCGCGTTTAACGTATTACCCGGCGCGGCTCCAGCAGGTACAGGTATTGCAGCTAATGTAGGGTTAGGTAGCGCAGCTGAAGGAATCGGTAGCCAGATGCTAAAAAGCACAGCTACTCCATCTTTTATGACCGCAGCGGCTCCATCAACAATGGTCAGCAGTGCCCCATCATTTGCTAATGCTATGCAAGGTGTAAGTAATCTAGGTACTGCTGAAGGTTGGTCTAACTTAGGCGGCGCATTAGCCGACCAATGGGGCAACATGGGTACTATGGAGAAAGCCGCTACAGTAGGCGGTGCTCTTAATACAGCAGCTCCACTACTAGAACCTGAGCCACTGACATTTGCTGAGATGCCTGAAGGCTATGAGATGAAGTATGCGCAGCCGGGTCCTCCACCGGATCGTGGTTATCAGCAACCATCTGATGAAGATATTTTACGTGGCGGTCGTGAGTACACTTACTTCCGTGATACTAACCCTGTTCCCGGTTACTTCCTTAAAGTCGGTGACAAGGTAGATGTCAAAGAAGCTAAAGAAAAAGCTGAGCTTCGTGAAAATATGAGCGACTTTGCTCGCTAGGTTTACGACAAAACCGGCAGGAACATTGACGGGCAGGGCATTAAAAAAATGATGCAGTTAGGTAGTAAGGCTGACGGTGGTGAAGTAGTCCACGGTTTCCGTCCTATGTCGGAGTCTAAAACCGGTAAAGTTATTCC